TCATCAGGATGATTTATTTTTAGCGCTTTATATTTTGAAATAAATTTATAAATAGAAAGATCATGATCTTTTTCAGTATTAGATTCTGAACTCAAACTATCATTATCATTTTTTTTTTTACTTCTATATTCTGTAATTAATGTATCAATATTTTCATATCTTTTATTATATTTAGTCAAAATCGTTGATACTAACTTAGACATCCTAGGCTTGTAAAAAGGATTATTATTTAATTTTTGTTTTACAATATCATAAAGACAATAATATTGTTTGGGTTTGGGTTTGCCAGTATCCGTATAGACAGTAATAGTAGGATTAAATTCTCCTACTATTACTGTTCGTTCGTCATTTTCTGAATATATTTTATAAACATCAATATCTCTTTTTTCAATTAAAGATTGAGTATTACTATAATTCCAGTTGTTTGGTTTTTCAAAAAATCTATCATGTTGTGAATCATAATAACCTTTCATTTCATATGCAATATTACGTGTAACCTCAATATGTTTTTCATACATGGTATATAAATCCGGATCTATCTTAATGTCCGTGTTTTCAAATATTACAATATCATTTTTATCATCAATGCGACCTTCTGTATATTCATCACTTAGTCTGCCTATATGAGCATAACATAAAAAATCATCATTGGTATCATTATATGATAGATTAGAATCAATCATAACAATTATTGTTATATATAATAATATATATAATATCCACTGTGTAATAAAACCCTTATCAAAATGGGGTGTATGATAGAGAATAATAACACATGACAAATTTCATATAAAACATTGTTGCTTTGTATGAAAACATAGGACAACAGAATGAATTGTTTTTATTGTATCATATTCGGGTGGATGATATATTACATTGGTTAACAATTTCTAACTTTTTCATCGTATTTTCAATATTGGAACGATGTTCTCCTAAATTCGAGTATAAATAATCCGTATTTGGTGAATATTCATTTTTCTTGATTTGTTTATAAATGGCATCAATATTATCAACAACCGATTGCAAAATTGGTTTGTTTGATTCTTCAATAATTTCAACATTTGTTGGAATTGCCTCCGTTAATAACATGACCGCAAAATAAAGCAAATAACGCCGTTTTTTTGAACAACCCGTTGTATATTTAATACAAAATAATTCACAAAGAGATTGCAATATATTATTACAAAATGGATCATAATTAGAAGAAGTGTGTAATAAAGAATCCCAAACTAACCAAATAATATCCCGTTTGTATTTGGTTTCTACCTTGTATATTTGTCGTTTTTCACAGATACATGGTTCTTTGGTAATGATTTCATCGAACAAAGTGTGGGTTGCAAAAAGAGAACTTTCATTGAATTGATTGTCAAATAGTGTTTCCAAGCTTTCTAATTTATCGGGTTTCTTTTTTTGGTTCTTTTTTTTTAGTTTTAGAGCCTTTGTTTTTTTTGTTTTGCATAAAATGTCAAATTCAATGATCCATTCAATCCAATAACATGCCATCAATGTGTTTTTACTTTCGCTTGAAATATGATACGCGAATTCGTTGATAGGAATAAATATTTCCTTTGGATCCTTGGATAAAAACACCGGTTTTATGTATTTATCAGAGGGGGCTTTTAATCGTTCTGACATGAAAGATATATCAAATTCTTCAATGCGATTTATTTTTACGGGTTCGATACTATATTTGCGTTGGGAAAGACATAATATGCAAATCAATTCGGCGAACATTTTTCGAATGTTATTATAATTTCGTAAATCGTACTCATTGAGAACAATTCCTTGAGAAACAATATTTCGAAAAATATTAAAACGGCGTTCTAAATAAACCACCATTTTTGGATTGCCTAAATGAATATATTTTCCAAAAAAATGCAAAATAATTTCCCAGACATCCATAAAATGTCCAGCACAAATCAATTCAGCGGTCCAATAAGACGCGGGTTCTAATTTTGCATTTTTTATATTTTCGATCAATTGGGTTTTTACTTCCGTTTTTTTATAATTTGAAAAGGAAATTGATTTGAAATCATTCATGGAACGAATGTCATTTATTTCACAAGACGAATCGTCAACACGGGTATTTGACATATATTGTTTTGTAATACAATAAAAAGTCCGATTTTTACAAGGTTATATCATGTAATTTTACACAGGCTCTGTCTTTGTAAATAATAAATATATCAAAAATATATATTGTACAATAATAATGATACATATATATGGTGATAGCCACGCAGAACGTTCTTTTAATGTCTATTTGTCCTCATATATGGTTTCATACAAAATAATATTATTTTGTATGAAAAATAACGGGACATAGACATTAAGAACAAACGAACTGCAAATAAAACAAAAGATAAAACGGATCAAAATAAATCAATCCTTTTATTTTTGTTTATTTGTTCTCTTTTTACATAATTTAGAACGCTTTTGACGTGTTTGTTGATTTTTTGGCATGTTTGTTTTATATTTATTTTTTTGATTTGCTTTTGATTTTATGTTTTTACATGTTTGTTTTTTTTGATGATTCCAATGCATTTTTTTTGTTTTTCCACCTGTTGTTGTGATTGGACTGGTATTTCCAGCGGATTGATTTTCTTTTTTTGTTATTTTAAAATTACTATTGACACCATCTCTAATCATATCCAGTGCTTCTTCGATGGTAATCTTTTTAACTATACGGCCGGTATTATTGATCGATTTTGTTAAAAATGTCTTTATTTTTTTTTCATGTCGTTTAATATAAGACTCAAAAATCATATAATATAGATTATTATTTCCTACTATAAATGGATTGTTTTTATTTTGATCAGTGTTTTTTTCTATTTGGGCAGGGTCGAATGTAAATGCATCGAATGATCCGTTTGAATTTTGATAATCAACCAATGTTTTAATAAAATCGGTAATTTTTTTTTGAGTTTCATATTGAATCGTTTGATAACCAGTGAATTTTTGAAATTCGGTTGCATCGGGCGTATCTGCAGCTGTTTTTAAGTTTTTTTTTCCAATCTCTAATATCTTTCGTTGTTCTTCCAATGTTTTTTCATCATCATTAATTATTTTTTTGATTTTATTTTTAATAATATCGAGTATTTTATCGTGCATTTTATATGGTTCATTTTCTTTATGAAATTTTGTTAATAATTTTTCAATTGATTTATGACAATCTTGGCATTGAGAATTAGATGCAGATTTGGGTGCAGAATCGCTAACGGGTGCCACGGGTGCCACGGGTGCCGCCGGGGATAATGTTTTAGCGGGTTCCACGGGTGCCGCTGCGGGTGCTTCCACGGGTGCTGCAGCGGGTGCCGCGGCGGGTGCTGCCACGGGTGCTGCCACGGGTGCCGCTGGTGCCGCGGCGGCGGGGGGTGTTAAAATACTACCAAATTCCTGTTTCGCTGCGGCTTTAACGGCTTCTGTCGCATTATTAAGTTTCTGTTCCGCTGCATTTTCAACGGTTTGTTTCACATTATTAAGTTTCTGTTTCACTGCAGCTCCAATGTTTTGTGTCGCCGTTTCTATAATTTTGTTAACTCCACCGGCCATTCTTTTTTCAGAATTATTTTCCCCTCCAAATATACCAAACAATTTAGTAGAACTATCATCCGGTGGAATGTTTGTAGTGAAACGTTTGATAATATAATCAACGCTCTTATTTTGATCAGTTTCTTCTTTTGGTATGCTATATTTATATTTTAAATGGTTGAAATAATCTTCATTGTTCAACATTAGTTTAACATAATTCATTTGATAATTATTGGAAATAATTTTAGAAAATTCCGTTTTTAGTTCTTTTTTTATTTCATTCTGAACAACGTTTTTAAAATCTGTTTTAATGCCTTCTTCAGAAAAAATGGCATTGATTGTTTCTTTTACTTTTTCACGTACAAGTGCTTCAATGGAAGGATCGTTCTCGATAATTGTGCATAAACTTTGCAAAAAACGTCTTATTTTTAAATTATCTGCAATGCGTGGTGGGCATTTAGCACATTCAGACAATTTTATGGCGGTTCCCACATATGGCAAATCTTTAATTTTATCCGTAAAAAAAGTTTTCATTGCACCAGAAACGGTTGACCCAGTATTATTCACATGACCGGGACCTATGTTTGTTAGTTCACCGGTGGAGGGTAGATTGTTCATTTGGGGTAGATTCTTCATTTGGGGTAGATTTTTCATTTTTGGCATTAAAAAATAAACTATAAAATATACCAACATATTATTCATTGCAAAACTCGTAATATATTGAAAAAATTGATTTTAAATACACAAATCAAAATAGTATAAAAAGATAAATTGGATAATAAGGAATGCAAAATTTTTCGAATGAAAGTAATATAGAAATTTCAAGAAAATACATTTCAAACCCAAAAAGAATAAAAAAAAACAAAACAAAACCAACGAATAACGAAAAAAAAAAATCAATCACTAAAACTATTTCCGAAAAAAAGCAAAAAAAAGAGAAGAAGAAAACCATTCATTACACAAAAAAAGAAAAAGAATGCATATGGAATTTATTTGATCAAGAACATGGTTCTGTTATGACGGCGGATTCTTCTACAGAAACAAGTGTATCAAAAGATGAAATTATCAATATAATAAGCACATCAAACACATCCGTGTCTGATATAATTCAACGTCCAACTAAATTCCGTAAAATGTACATGAACAAATCGAATCACAAGGAGAATGAAGAAAAAATAGATATGGACCAGGATTTTAGTGATAAAACAAAAATAAATGACATGTGTTCTGTTTGTCAATCCGTTTTAATTATTACAGAAGACGGTTTCCCAACTTGCGTCAACAAATCGTGCGGAATTATTTATAAAGAAACATTGGATTATTCACCCGAATGGCGTTTTTATGGGGCGGATGATAAAAATAATAATGATATGACAAGATGTGGTAATCCTATCAATCCGTTGTTGTTTGAATCGTCGTTTGGATGCAAAATTATTTGTAATAATCATTCTTCTTATGAAATGAAAAAGATGCGTAAATGGACAGAATGGCAGTCTATGCCGCATAAAGAGAAATCGTTGTATGATGAATTTCAATTTATTACAACCATGTCTCAGAATTCGGGCATTCCTAAAATATTTATAGATGATGCAATTGCAATTCACAAGGATATTTCGGAACAAAAGATGTTTAGAGGTCTTAATCGTGATGGGATTAAAGCGGCATCTATCTATTTATCATGTCGTTTGAACGGATATCCAAGGACACCTCATGAAATATCTGAAATATTTTATTTGGACAAAGTGAGTGCAACCGCTGGGTGTTCTACCGCTGTAAATATATTGCATAATATAGAACGTCATTTAGATCCGTCCTTTCATACAAATTTAGGTTCAACTACACCCAGTTCTTTTATTGAACGATATTGTAGCAAATTACAAATGAACAAAGAATTGACGATTTTGTCAACGTTTGTTGTTTCAAAGGTAGAAAAAAATGAATTTATTACAGACAATACACCACATGCCGTTGCCGCCGGGGTTATTTTCTTTGTTTCTAAAGTATGTAATCTAAATATAACTAAAATGGATATTAAAAAAATATGTGGAATTAGTGAAGTTACAATAAATAAATGTTTTAAAAAATTAGATGCAATTAAAAATAAATTGATCCCAAATGTTATCCTTTCTAAATATTAGTTAGGGGGAAACCCAGTTTTCCCCCTTACCCCCATCCTTTTGTTGTTTTGGTTTTGGTTTTGGTTCTTGTTTTGGTTTTGTTTGATATTGTTATTTCATATATTTACCTATGAAATAACACAAATAAAATAACACAAATAAAATAACACAAATAAAATAACACAAACAAACACTTCTAAAACCATGGCTTTAATTCCAACTGTTTATACTGCCTGTCATGATTCAATGGCAATTCAAGTGGTACAATTAACGTGCTTTGATCCTCCATATATTTTAAATAACCAACCGCTTCATTATACGTAGAATCAACTGCATAACTCAAAACAATATCATTCAATCGTTCGATTTGTTCTGTAATTTTATTTGAATAATGTTGTGCATATTGTAAGTAGGTGCTGCGCATGATAATTTTCAAAGTGTCAATATTTGGTGGAGCAACAATATATTTATTATTCGATTTTTCATAAACCCCTGCACGAATGGCATTTTGCAATATTTGAATATTTTTAGCAGAAAAAAAGGCTCGAGACATAATATTGTCTTCCCATGTTCCATTTAATGCATCACGGTATTCGGTTGCCTTATTTTTAACAGCAATTCGTTCTTGCATTTTAAACATCATATCCGGGTCTTCATATGATTTTAAAATATCAACCCGCCCATTATTTTTATCTAAATTTAATATGTTATTTGGTTGATCTAATAAACTTACATTCATGTGAGATTTATTCGTGTCTAAAAATGAACTGAACATTTTTACTATATACTATAATATATATTATTTGTGTTTATGCTCCCATTTTACAAATTATTGGCAAGGGTGGGATTAATTATTCTTTTTTGTTTGTTATTTGTCTTGGCTGTTTCTCAAAGTTTAGTTAGTTCTCCAAGGGTATTTCAAGACATTCATAATTGTCCAGATAATTGGATATATGATAATTCAGACAATGTAATACGTTGTTTTATTCCATTGAAAACCACCTGCACCACCCCCGTCGTGGATAATTCTAAAAATGGTGGTATACATTTTTTAATTCCATTGAAAACCACCTGCACCACCCCCGTCGTGGATAAATCTAAAAATGGTGGTAAACTTTTTTTTCATACAAACACGAATATTGTATCCGATGTATATAATGAAAAAACACCCGGTTCAAGCGTTGTTTTACTAAATAGTATTCAAACACCATATATTAATTTTTATGATAAAAAGTGGTATGAACAGTCTATGGAAATGCCTTCGCGGTTGTGTTATTTACAACGATGGGCTAATGCAAATGAAATTTCATGGGCGGGTGTTTCAAATAATTACAGTTGTTAATGTTTATCCTCCCACCCCCCTTCCGGAAGGGGGTGTATAATGACATATGTATATTTGGTCCCATTTATGGTTTCATACAAAATAATTGTATTTTGTATGAAAATACACAGGAGAATAGACATTTATGTCTATCCTCCCGTTCTAAAATCTCGATACATACAAAATAAACAAAACTATTTAGAATACATGCATTTGTTTGTTTGTTTGTTTGTTTGTTTGTTTGTTTATTTGTTTGTTTGTTTGTTTGTTTGTTGTAAAAAGGATATTATTATATTGGTTTATATATATATATATTCTTAAATAAAAACATGTTGTTTTTTTTACTTTTGTTTATTTTCATAATGACATGTTTGTTTATAATGTATTTCAAGAAAGGAATAAATAAAGAAGGTCTAGGTAATATTCCCTCTCAATGTATGGACAATCATAATGTAGACCCAACGGATAAATCCTTTTGTATTTTACCACAACCATCTATCGACGGAATATCCACAAATATTTCCGGTGCAAAAACAATATTACGTTTAAAAGGCGATTTATATGACAGTGTGAATAATGTATGGAAGGATGAAAGTGGTCAAGGAAATAATTTTTTAAGCAAACCGGAGTATTGTCCCTTTTACAATCCAAATAAATTTTTGGATTTTAATAATAATCAATTTTTATATTGTTTAAACCCCAAATTTAATATTGGAACAGATTCATTTGCATTGTTTATTTTATGCAAATTCACCAAAATCAAAGAATGTACTATTTTTTCACGTGGGGTTCATGGACAATTTGATTATGGTAAAATATCCATTTATATGGATTCTACAGGTAATGTGCATATGAATTTATATGATATAAATATAGTGGATAATGTTATCGATAAAAGCAAAATAAAGCTAAATTCATGGCATTTGCTTGAACTTATCTACAATCGCAATAATAATGATCTGGAAAACCCAAGTTGTTATGGCATAGATGGTGATATGACCAATTTTACGACAAATCATGCCACCGGAAATGGGCCTATCAGCACATTAACCCCCGCAGTTAATTATAGTATGTGCATTGGATCATCGAATGACACATACGGAAACACGGTGGAAGACCGGCCGGTGGAAACGGTATGGTACGAAAACTCACCAAATTGGGGTCCTAATGACATTATAAAAGTAGAGAAATTAATAGAAGAAAAACTTGATTTAAAAAAAGTATTTGGAAATAAGGCGATTGTTGTGGAATATGAACCCTTTAATCAAGTGTATGTTGTAATCCCTGGTGGTTCGCGGGCAGAGGGTATTTCCTTTAAAGACCCTTCCTTTACAAAAAACAAAATAAAGGCACAAATGTTTATTGCCGGTGGTGGTGGTGCGGGTGGTTCTGTAAACCCCGGTGGTGATGAGGGTGGTGGTGGTGGCGGTGGTGGATCATTTGGATTTGGAACAATTGAATTCGACGATTCTGTTATTTATCATTTTTTAGCGGGGAGAGGAGGACCAATTATTAGCAACTCTCCATTTCCTGGTGGTGATTCTATTATTCTTTCAGGAGACATGTCATTTGTTGAATTTTATCCTGGTGGAGGTGCGGGTGGGTCGGGACAAGGTGGTAAAACATCGCCGGGGGTTGTAGAAATGTTTGATGCAATGTTTCAATCATTAAATGAAGGATTTCAAGATTTGACAGAAGGATACAGAGGTTCACGTGGAAAAATGAACAGACCCCCACCTGATCAACAAAAAGGTGCGCCCCCTCCTGTTCAACAAAATAGTGCAGAAATTATTACTAAAACAAAAAAACCATTTCATGGTGGAGGTGGTGGAAATGGGTGGGGTACAAAATGGGAAGGTGCGCCGGGAACAAATTTAGAGACTATATCATCAGTACTCACTCGTGAAGCACCTAGTTTCAACACATACCCAAACATAAACAGACAATATACAAAAGCGGGTGGCGATGGAAAGCACGAGGAAGGCGGTGGTGGTGGTGGTGGTGCAATCGGACCGGGTGAAGCGAGCAGTGGAGCAAATAACGGTATGTATGGGGCGGGTTTTTTAATTCCTGACCTAAAAAGGATAATAGAAACAGCAAATATAGATGCAAACGAATTAAAAACGAATTTAAAGAGATTTGGATATTCGTATCCAATACCGGATGATATCACGGAATTATTTGCTTTTTGTAAAGGCGGGTTTGGTGGTAAAGGTAGAACCACCCCATCAAATAGGGATTCTATAAAAATGATTGGAGATGGTGGAAATGGAGGTGATTCGCACGGAGGAGAGGGTAGTAATGGAATGCCAGGAATTATCATTTTAATTTTTAATAAGAATGATTTGATCAATAGTAAGACAGTCATACAAACACGCAATCCAAACCCAAATCCAACCCCCCAAGAAATAGATGAACATAAAGTCAAAAAAACAAAGGTTGAAATGGTTCATTCTTTGCCCTCATCGGATGAATACTTTAGTGGTGGTATTTATGAAATGATTGCTTATACTTCCCCAACTAATTTTACAAAACAAATGCGTTTTCAAATTGAGGATTATTTTTTAAGAACATACAAATTATACGCCATTCCTTCTTTTAAACAAATGATTCTCAATAACACCGTGTTATCAAATGAAATGAACAAACTAAATATAGGTTCCACGGAGACAGGATTTATTGGTCCCGATATAAATAATAATATGCAAATTTCGTATAATGGTGTCGCCACGGGTTCTGAATTTCATGTCAATGATACAGGTGATTCCATTATTGCTAAATATAACCCGGAAATTCTTAAAAAAAATTGTAAGGCAACATCTGATTGGTTAAAATCGATTCATATAAATTGGAATGCCATCACGTCAGACAATGCATGTAATACATTGTCGAATGTTTAGAAAAAATATCATCACATGAATCAAGTTATTTGCACGAACGTTTTATATAAAATAAATGATTTATATAAAACAAAAAACAAAAAACAACCAATATTTATTCCTAAATAAAACAAAACATTCTAATTTAGGAAGAACACATTTCACAAATATCTTCGGTTTCACCAGAAAGTATTCTTTTTTCGGGTTCAATGGTAAATTGTTGGGCTTGAATTTTTGCTCTGCGGCGTAAATAATAAATACCTGTTTTCAAACCTTTTGACCAACCATAAAAATACATTGACGTCAAAATATTATAATTTGGATCTTCTAACCATAAATTCAAACTTTGGCTTTGACAAATATAAATTCCACGATCGGCAGACATGTCGATCAAATGTCGCATAGGTATTTCCCAAACCGTTTTGTATTTATTTCGCAGTTGTTCCGGCAACATATCCAATTGTTGAATACTTCCATTGTTCTCAATAATATTATTTTTTACTTTTTCATTCCACATATCCAATTTGATCAAATCATTCATTAAATATTTGTTCATCACGATAAATTCACCGGCTAATGTTCGTCGACTATAAATATTACTTGTAATCGGTTCAAAGCATTCATTAAACCCTAAAATTTGGGAGGTTGATGCGGTTGGCATCGGTGCTACTAAAAGAGAATTACGTAAACCATGTTTCAAAATGTTCTCTTTTAATAATTTCCAATCATAACGGTCAGGTATTGGTTCTTTTCCCCATAAATCAAATTGTAATAATCCTTCACTTGCAGGACACCCCCTAAATGTTTCATATTCTCCCTCTTTTTCCGCAAGTTCGCATGATGTTTCCAAAGCGGAATGATAAATTGTTTCAAAAATGAGAACATTTATTTTTTTTGCCTCCTCGCTGTGAAAAGGAATATTCATCAACATAAAAACATCAGCTAAACCTTGCACACCAATCCCAATTGGTCTGTGGCGCATATTGCTACGCCGTGTTTTTTCAATAGGATAATAATTTATATCAATGACACGATTTAAATTATAAGCAACGATTTTGGTGATTTTGTGCAATTTTTCATATGAAAAAACCCCTTTTTCTACAAACGACGGCAAGGCAATACTCGCTAAATTACACACGGCGGTTTCATTCGAATCACTATATTCCATTATTTCCGTGCAATTTCCCGCCAATATTCCATTAAAAACACCCATGTTTCGTTTGGGTTCTGTGAAACAATAAGTAGAATCGATACGTCCTTTATTTTCCACACGTTTTATTTTACAATAAAAAGGTTCTGTTTCTAAAGAAATGGTTTCGTTCAATAAATCGTCGGTCGATGAAGAAGAAGAAGACGAAACCGAAAAACGTCTTCCATGTTCTTCTTCATCCATCATATCATCCGTGAAAAAACCGTTTTTCAATGCATTTTCGATTTCATCGGATTCTTCTGTTTTCACCAATTTTCGTTTGTATGTTGTAAAAGATTTCGAACGATGTTTTTTTAGTTGAATGATTTTTGAAATCATATCATTCATTTCTGCAATTTTGGAAGAGAACCCGTTTGCAATTAATCTTTGTATCGACCCATCATCATTCGAAATGTATAAATCAGAAATAGTATTTTGTATTTCATTGTAATTTTTATCGGTTGTAATTAAATCATCGTTGTTTTTAGAAATAATAGAATGAACACCACATGTTTGTAAAAACAATTTTAGTTTTACTAAATACTTTTGTTTTGATGTATTTTGCAAAGAGGAAGGGTAAATCAATGAAAAATTAGCAAGAGACAAATGTATACAATTATTAAGAACAACCCCATTTGCATCGAAAAACCCAGAAAACCATTTCATTTTTGAATATATTGGTGTATTATCATTGGGAATGTAATTAGGTTCTAATATCCAATTGTGTAATTGCACTTTAATTGAATTGTCTGTTTTTTCTAGCAAATGTTTATATTCTAAATGTCTCAATAGTTCACATTTTTCATTTTCTAAAATAATTATTTGATTCTGTTCGTTTGCATTACCATAATCATCACACTCATATATGGATATGGATTTATTATCCAATGATAAAAATGACCCAGCAAAAAATCCCTGTGTGTATGTATTGACTTGTTTCGATAAATAACTGCTTGAAGAATCAATAACAGGATAGGTTGATTCAATTAATATATCACCTACATTTAAATCAATCGCATCCACTTTTTTAATATTGTTTCTGTCAATCATAGGAAACCCATCTTTTGAATATTTGGTAATATTATAAATATAGAACTTATGATACGGTGTGCAATTTAAAATAACACCTTCATTTGTTTCCACCTCAATTAATGGTTGATTGTCCCCCGTTTTTTCAACCATTACTTTTGAATATTCATATCCATTCCATATCATCACGTTTTTTTTACCAACTAAAGACGTTATTCGTTCGTGGCCTTTATCTGTAAGAACAAATGTCTCGGGGGCAACACATAAATTACTGGATTTGATGATGCCAACGTTTTTTTGGTTTGATTTTCGATTTGCTGCATCTTTATATAATAAATAGGGTGTTCCTGTCTCCATTTGAGAATCCAATACTTGAAACCAAAGTTCTCTTGCATTGATTGATTTTCGTCCTTTTCCGTTGTTCTCATAGTGAGTGTACAATTCATTGAATTCTTCGCCGTAAACATCGGATAATCCGGGGCATTCGTCCGGACACATTAATGTCCATTTTTTACCCGTTTTGACACGTTCCATGAAAAGATCCGGTATCCACAATGCATAAAATAAATCACGGGCCTTTAATTCTTCATCGCCGTGGTTTTTACGCATCTGTAAAAATAATTCTATATCAGCATGCCATGGTTCTAAATAAATGGCAAATGACCCGTTTCGTTTTCCGCCGCCGTTGTGAACGATTCCATGATGGATCATGTAATTATGCGTATTTTTCATTTGTAAATCATACAATACACCGGTGTATTTATATTCAGTATTGAATCCAGTTATGGGAGTTAATAAATAATCACCAATTCGAAAAAAGGAAACGGGGAGTTCTTTTTTTTCATTTACTTTTGAGAGAACCCCTTTAGGAACAAATAAAACCCACACATGTTTTATTTCATTCCAAAAACCTCTCGTTAAATATCCCAGACGCATACATAAATAACGGATGGATTCAATGTATAATACAGAAGAATGTTTAATAATGTATTCTTTATTTTCAACCAAACAATTGCACAAAATACCATGCAATATTTCTTGTATTTTTTCATTGGGTAAATTTAACCACCTTGAATGAATGGACTTTTTATCATTCGTATATAAAAATTCATTGTTTCGAAAAGGCATGTGCAAATTATTTTTCCATTTGATATTAATCGAATATTTTAAAATTGTACTTGTATTGTCATTTGCCGTTTTTATTTCACGAATAAATTCTTCATAGGAATATATTTCTTCATGCAATGAATTTGTGTTTTTCAAAATAGCATATTCTATTTCATACTCAATAATATTAATATCAAAATATTCCAAAACATCTATTTTCAAAGAAAGCATTTTTTCTAAATGAGAACATTTTTTGTGAGAAAAGACAATGTTGTTTGTATATTTGGACAAGAACAAATGTTCTGGATTATTATATTGAATTAAAATACCATATATATAACAATCTAATAACGCAATCGATTTAATATCCGCCTCATATTTAGGAATACGATATGCAATCAAATCGCCTTTTTGCACCCGGTTCGCTTCCACAAATTCAAATTGACGAATCATGTCTTTTTCCCACGTATCAATTTGATTTATCATTGTCTGTTTTTCTTGTTCTGATAAATCCAATTGTCCAAAATATTTATGCAATGATTCAATACTATGGTATGGATTATACGGGCTATTGTGATATTTATCTTTTCGTAAAACACACAATGGATGTTCTTCGGTTGTTTTTAAAGAGAACAATGAATGCATGGTTTCGATATCCATCATTTGCACGTTCTCCACCGTATGTTCTAATACATCGTGAACTGTTTCATAGTTTCCTGTATCATTGAATATCTCTGTCGTTCCTACCGTTATGTGTTTCATTGGCATTATTCCTTTAGTAGTATAAATCAATGTTTCGGGTAAAAAACATTGATCTACATATCTTGCTGTATTATTAAATACTTTTAACATGGGAATAATACCATTTGACACTCCGTTTGTTCCGTTTATATGACTACCGGTTGCACGAACATTGTGAATATGCAAACCAATACCTCCCGCCCATTTTGAAATTAATGCACAATCTTTGAGCGTGTTGTATATTCCTTCTATACTATCACTCTCCATTGCCTCTAAAAAACAACTTGATAATTGTTGGGTAGGTGTTCCCGCATTGAATAATGTGGGAGTTGCATGTGTAAAAAACTTGTTGGACATGTATTCATACGTTTCTGTGATTTTTGAAAGGATCATTGATTCTTGTTCCGGTGTTAAATTGAATATATCCGTGTTTGTGGATGAATTCGACAACGGTAGGGGACTGGTTGGCAAATGAATCGCAATCGCAACTCTTAGCCACATGTATTGCGGTCGTTCGATTATTTTTCCATTGATTCGCATTAAATAGGATTTTTCTAATGTTTTAAAACCAAAATAGTCTAATAAATAATCACGACGACAATCACCGCATAATGCATCAAATATATTTCCGCGTTTATGCACAAATTGATAAAAGGATTCGGATAATAAAGGTGCATGTTTTCCATGTTTATTTTTATATTTATACAATAAATTGACGGCTTTTAAAAAAGAGGATGGTGTATCGCGATGATGATTTGATATAATTACCCTACTCGCAAGAACACCATAGTCCGGATGTATTGACAACATAGACGCACATTGTTCTGCTGTTAATTCGTCTATTTTATTTGTGGAAATCTTATTATACAATTGATCAATTACTTTCATTGCCAAATTTGCAAAATGAATGCGTAGAGAACCTTCCACTGGAACAACGGGGTCATTTTGAATGGTTGATGTGATTGTTAAAACGGGGTTTTGTAAATAATTGGGACGAGAAATCGCCTTGATTCTTTTTAAAATTTTATCAAATGAAACGGGTTCTATTTTCCCGTTTCGTTTTGTGACAAACATATCGCATTCTCCATCGGTTGAAGAAAAAAACAGGTTTTGTCGTTCTTTTTGGAGAACAGGCATCACAAGTGATGGTGGGTTTGTAGGTTGTATTGATTGCGTTTGTTGGTGGGGCGTTGAATGTGGTAATTGAGATTGATTGTATGAACTGTCGTTTATATCCGTGTTCATTATATCTTTTTAAAAAAAAGAGAACTGTATATGTATTTATGTAATTATGCTTTTATATATTTTATGGTTGATATATTTCTTGGTTTATATATTTCATGGTTTATATATTTCATGGTTTATATATTTCATGGTTTATATATTTCATGGTTTATATATTTCATGGTTTATATATTTTATGGTTTATATATTTTATGTTTTTATATATTATATATAGTCTGATATGGAAAAAACGAATCTAACAGATGAAGAACGTGAAGAACGTGAACGTATTGATTTAGTAAGAGTATATTGCAATTATTTGCACCACATTTTGAAAAGTGATTCGTTTAACGAATTGATAGACAATTTGTATGGCATTACCAAGGAACGTTGGCATAAAATAAATACATGGAACAATTTTGTTAGAAATGTTTTTAAAATCTTTCATCCAGATAATCATATCAACAGCATCTTTAAAGAAATTTATACATATATATTTCAGGAATTAAACTCGATTTTAGATGAAAAAAAAAATAGTAATATTGTAAATTTTCGTGAGATTGAATTTCATAAAGAATTATTCAATGAATTAATCAAAAGATTATTAAAAAGAATAAAAACGGATTTTGATCACGATAAAAATGAACCCATTGATAAAATATATCAAACACACATTTATTATTTTCCATGGGCTATTTATAATAAGTTAATTAAAAAACAAGGATTATTAGCAGAAAAAGAAAAAGAAAAAGAAAAAGAAATATTGGAAGGTATATTTTATAAAATTAAAGAAAGAACTGAAGAGGAGGAGGCTAGACAGCGGAAAGAGGAGGAGGCTAGACAGCGGAAAGAGAAGGAGGCTAAAGAGAGGGAAGAGAAGCAGGCTAAAGAGAGGGAAGAGAAGCAGGCTAAAGAGAGGGAAGAAGAGGAGCCTAAACAGCGGAAAAAGGAGGAGGCTAGACAGCGGAAAGGAGAGGAGACTAGACAGCGACGAAACTTTAGAAAAGAGGAACACATAAAATGGTTGGAAAAAGATAAAAAGCGAGCACTTGAACAGGCTAAAAAAAAACAGGAGGCTGAACAGATGGAAAAAGAGGCTAAACGGAAAGAAGAGGAAAACCGGAAGGAATTCGTTATAGAGCAGCAAAACATATATAAAAAGCTGGTAGAGAAGGCTAAACAACAGAGAGAACAGGATGAAAAGCGAGCACTTGATGCTATAGAGAAGAAACGGGAGGCTCTACAGAAGAAACAGGAAGATCTAATCAAAGAAAAACAGGCTAACCTACAGGAAGAGAAAATTAAACTGCAAAAAAAACTGGATGATAAAATGCAGGATAAAATAAATAAATTTGAAAAAAATGAGAACCATAGTAGAAATGTCTTAAAAAAAAAAGAAAAAATAATAAAAGAAGAAAAAATCAAAAAAACGAATGATGCAAAAAACACAAAAATAAAAATAAATGAAGCTGCAACTAGAATGAAACCTAAAACAAAAAGACGACTAATGGAAACAGTTATAAATAACATAAACCCTACATTAAATACTGTAAATAAAGAAACCGAAATAAAAACTGGGAAAAATACGAGAAAAACTGGGAAAAATATGAGAACAACTGAGAAAAATACGAGAAAAACTGGGAAAAATATGAGAACAACTGAGAAAAATACGAGACCAACTGAGAAAAATACGAGAACAACTGAAAAAAATACGAGAACAACTGGGAAAAATACGAGAAATACTACAAAAAAAACTAGGCAAACACAAGAACAAAAATAAACTAAATATAAACGTAATATTAGTCTCTATTTACCAAGATAACTAGTTTCATACAAAAACATTATTTTGTATGAAAACGAACGGGGAGGGGGGTACATGCTAAAGGACAAACGAATGTTCTAATTTCACTATTACATGCCTTGTCAAATTTGCAAATAAATGCGTAGAAAACCTTCTACTTGAATAGTAGGGTCATTTGTCATGTTTATGTCTATTGTCCCAAACCCCTTCCGGAAGGGGGTTTAGTATAATTACATGTGTCTATTTTTCCCCATATATAGTTTGATACAAAATAATATTGTTTTGTATCAAAAATAACGGGATGATAGACAATAACAACATTATTTCTACAATTTGTAAAAATATATCAATGTATAATATATATAATTATGGACGGTGGAACAATAGTTCACAATATTGATGACCCTAATCAATATTTAACTTTTTTATTAAATAATCCAACCATTGATATCCTGGGAAACCAAGGTAGATATTCTACAGTATTTGTATTAACGTTGCCTGCTCCATATGAAGTTATTGGGTTTTATCCTGGAAAAAGTACTACTGAATATTATAGATTGAATAAAGTATTGGTTAAAATTGTTAATATTATTGATACAGATGAAAAAAAGACATTTCGCATACATTCTAAATTAAAGATAAATAATAAACATATTTTTAAGCATGAAGTGAATACACAAAATGATATATATATAAAAACAAACACCCATTTTGAACCAATTTGTCCAAGAATTTTGCACAATGTTATTATGGATTATAAAAATGAAGAAGATATTAAAAAAATAGACGCATTAATAAATAGTAATAAACCAAAATTTGTAAGATCACCTTATTTTAATACATATGGTATTATATTCATGGAATTTATAGATAAATCAAAAACCCTTTATACCAAAATAAATGAAGCTAGGTATCATAATAGAGACCTGCGTTATCATCCTTTATTTGTATCTTTTATATACGAATATAAAAGATTGATTGAAAATGGATATATTCATGGAGATTTACATATGGATAATGTATTGGTCGTTCCTGATTATAATTATTGCAGTGGTTATAATTTTAGGTTGGTTTTCATAGATTTTATGCTTGTTCAACCTATTTATCCGAATGACATTCCCCGTTTACTTGATTGTTTTAATAAGGGAAGATATGATTTTCCTCTTATACAAAAAGGTTTTATAAATTACAATGTACCATCATTAAAGGATTTGTTTAAATCAACATTTAATTATAATTATAAAAGAGAATCTCGTTTAATTATATCTCCTTTAAATAGATACGGCATCTATACTAAAAATCAACTTATTTTTTGGCTTAGCGTACTATATAATAGTTCATATTTATTACATTATGTACATCTATTTGATGGAATATTTATAGATAAAGTAAATGATATGAGTAGTAAAAGAAGAGAACAAATTGCTGTGAATTTAGAAAAAATCGTCGATCATGATGTTAAAATAGGAGAACGAATGTTTACAATCACAAAAACACATAATGGTGATTTATCATTTGGTATTTCAAAACAAGAGCCAGATGTTGAACAACCAACACCAGATGTTGAACAACCAACACCAGATGTTGAACAACCAACACCAGATGTTGAACAACCAACACCAGATGTTGAACAACCAACAC